TTTTAGTTTTTTTCTTCTCAACTCCTGAATTGTTAACTTCTTCTTTATATTCAAATTTAGCTTTACCCATACCAACACCTCTAGTTCCTTGTTTCATTTTTGTCTTGAAACCTTCGCCTTGATTTGGTTTTTTGTCGTATTTGAATTTTGAAGCGTTGCCCATACCAACTCCTTTAGCTTTGAATTTGGAAGATTCCATAACATATTCATCTTCTTCCTCTTCTTCCTCTTCGTCATAATCTTCTTCGTAATCTTCTTCATCGTTCATACCAAGTTTATCTAACATTTCAGAGTCCAATTCCAATTCGTAAATTACTCCTTCAGAGTACTCGTCCTCTTCTTCCTCTTCTTCGTCAAACATTTCAAACAATTCATCTTCTTCTTCAAAGTCCATATCCTCATCATCCATGCTTTCAAAGTCCATATCCTCATCATTCATGCTTTCAAAGTCCATATCCTCTTCTTCGTCGTACATTTCTTCAAGTTCTTGTTCTTCGTCTGACTCGCCAAGTTGGATTATGTACTCAACGTCTTCATTATCATCTGATAAATGTAACATTTCGTCATCCTTTTTTACTATGATTCCATCTTCATCACCCATAGCTTTAAACACACGAAGAATTTCTTCGTCTGAAGCACCAGTTAAATCAATGGTATCATCTTCAGTATCCATATCCATAGGCATTTCCATTTCATCCTCCAAACCTTCTTCATCAGATTCTTCGTCTTCCATATCCATGTCCATATCCATATCAACTTCTTCATTATCAGCATCGGTATCAACCTCAGCATCTAAGTCAATCTCATCCTCTTCTTCTTGTTCGTTGAGAGATTCTTTTACTAATGAACTGATTTCCTCCTTCATTGTTGAAGCAAGTATTCCTTTTGCATTTTCATTAAGAGATTCCTCCAAATTCTTGATTTGGATAAACGCCTCTTCTACTAATGATTCTTTTTTAGCCATTATTTTTAAATAGATTTACAAATAAATACTTGATAATCTCAAAAAATTTCTTTTGGCATAGTTTTTAGGATAAAAAAAATAAAATAAGAACAAAAAAAAAGGATGAACATTTGTCCATCCTTAATAAATTTTTAAAAATTTAGTTATTCAATAACCTCATCAATTTTACTTTCGGTGATTGATGTGATTCTCCAATCCATCGTATAATGTTCATACACCTTTGTTACTTTTGCTTCAACATCGGTTGGTGTATATCCCAAAACCAATTTTTCTTCTTTTACTTTTTTTACTTTACCTGATTCAGTATCCAACAAATCAGACGTGATTTTTGCCACAAAATATTTTTCTCCTTGTTCCATAATTTTTTATTTACCCAAATAATCGGATAAACGTTTCATTAAGTCAAGTGATTTGTTTCCTGTTTCGCCAATATTTCTTTCTATTGCCATTTTTTTGTCTTCCTCTAAATTTTCATCAAATTTCATTCTGTCGTTTTTGTCAAGGAAAAGATATGCACCAGGTGTAGATGGGGAAGATACCAAGTCAAAACAAATCAATTCAAAATCGTCTTGGACTTCATTTTGTTCTCCAACCTTTTTTAAAGAACCAACACCGCGAGAAGATATACCAAGAGTAACACCTTGTCTTAAATAGTTAGCTGCTAAATCTCCTTTTGTTGAGCAGATTCCACTTTCGTGAAATCCTGGGCTTGTAAGTAATTTTAACTTTCCTAATAAAACAGGACCATCCCACCATACTTCAGTTATAATATGAGATACTCTATCTAAATCAATAAGAGATGATTCGGGATGATTTAATTCTGATAACGCAGTCCCCTTATCTATCATCTTTTTATAATTTTCTGCCTCCCTCTTTAAAACTTTTTCAGGATATACCCTTCCGTTTCTATTTGGTGTATTGTATTTTTGAAGTACTGCATAAAACTCAAACGGTTTTGAGTAATCCAAAAAGTTTTTTGATTCCTTAATGATTTCTGAATTATACTTATCTTTTGGATCAATGTAACCAGCATCGTACTCAACAAGAATTCCCCTACCTGTTTCATTTGGTCCTAATATTCTTTGTGCCATATTAAAAGTTTTCTATATAAATATTAAACTTTTTCTATTTTTACCTTTTCCTTTTTTATATTTCCATTTTTGGTTAGATAAAATTTGAAATATTCATTGTTTGTTAAAACATCTTCATAAATTCCCTTTATTATTTTTTTCAACTTTCTTTTAAGTAACAGACTTTTAAAGTCAATCTCATCAATCAAGTAGAGGTTTATTTCTAAATTCATAAATGATTTCTTTTTTGTTTGTAAACCACTTGTTCTTAAGTCCATATCAACTATAAATTTTTCATCAAATAACGATTTGTCAATATTATCGTAAACTGAATGTTTAATTGAACGACACATATTTTGGGTTATTCTTGTCCAAGATTCGTAGTCGTCTTTGGGTTCAACCCAAGTTTGGAAATTAAGGTAAAGTGATTTGAAGTTTTTGGAATCCACTGTTCCATAGATAACTTTGGATGTTCTAAAGCCACTTATTTTGGCTGTTTTCCCTTTTTTCATCTATCTTTTTCATTTTTCTTGTTTATTTTCAAAAAATATAGGTATCTTTGTGATATATATCAAATATAATAAACTAATAAACTAAATATTTGGAATGCTTATTGTTAACGTAAATAAAAACGGTGAAATTGAGAAAGCCCTTAAGGAATTAAAAAGTAAGGTTATTAAAACCAGACAGAATTCAATGTTAAATTCAAGAAAAGAATATAAGAAGAAATCTGTTGTAAGAAGACAAGAAAAAAATAAAGCTATCTATAAACAAAAGTATAATTCAAACGATTAAAGACTTTCGTTTAATTTTCTAAGTTTAAGGTATGAAATCTTATCAAAAGATTCTTCTCTAACTTTATTTATTGTTTCATTAATTTTTTCTGAAACTTCTCTATCTTGTTCACTTTCTTTAATTTTTTCTAACTTTCCTAAAACACTTCCTTTAATAGTATAAAAAGATTCTTTAAGAACTTCTTCATTTTCTGTTAACATATTTTTTAAGTCTTTTTTATCTGATTCAGATAAATCATTAAGATAAGACTCAATTGTTTTGTTAGCAACGTCAACCATTGTTTTAAGTGGGACTTTAGTTACTTCCTTATTAGAATTTGGTACCTTAGATATTGTCTCAAGAATAACATTTTTACTTTGTATTTTTTCAACTAAATTTGTAACATTATCGGTAAAAAAGTTATCAATTTCTTTGTATTGGTTTTCACACTTAATGTGCCCAACCCACATTTGGATTTCCTTTAATTCTGATGGTTTTATTTTGTTAATTGTGTTTTCGTAAATAATTACACTTTGATTTACAAATTCATTAGCCAAAGATTCGTTTAATCCTTTATTTGAATTTAATTCATCATATAGATAATATAATTTACTCAAGTTTTTGTTTTTAACAATCAACTCATTAAATACGAAAACGTCTCTTTTTATTGCGTCATTTTTATATGACTCAATTAACATTTTTTCTATTTTTGATTTTAATAAACCGAATTTCATAATATTTTTTTATTTATAAATATTAGTCTTTTAACAATTTGCTCAATTCATCTTCCATTGAACCTAAAGAATTCCTTGCTTTGTCCAAATCAATATATGAATCTCCTGTTAATTCATCACTTTCTAAAAGAATTTTCATATTATCTCTTTTTTTATTTTCAGGTAATCCTTCAGGTCCTGGAGGTGGTGGGGATTCTTCTCCTCCTCCCATTGGTGGTTCCATACCTCCACCCATCGGTGGTGGTGCACCACCCTCAGCAGGTGCAGCACCTGCGGTTTGAGTAAAACCTGATTTAACTTTATATAATTTATCTACAACATCAAACATACCCGTATGAGTGATTACGGTTGGGGTGTTCGTCAACTCTGCCGCTACCGCTCTTTCTAACCTCATCTGTTGGACATCCAGTTTAATATCTTCATCAGAGAATCCAAAGATATGTTTCTTCGCCCAAGTTGCTGATGTAGGTGCAAGTGTGTTAGGTATTTCAGAAACTAAATCTTTATAAAGAAGAACTTTTTCTTTCCACACATCAACCATTAATAAGTCCGCTTGTTTTGATGGATTTGTTAATCCCAATGTAAAATTACTCAACTCATCCTCAAACCCCAATAAGAATAAATGAATGATTGCGATTTTATTCATTTCTGCAATCATACTTTTTTGTATTTTATTGATGGTTCTTGCGAAACGAATATCTTGTAATGATAAGTTTTTACCATCACCAACTACTTCCTCAAAACCAAGATAAGCCTTAGGAACCCTCAAAGCGGTGACTAACTTCTTTTGTATGTACTCAATATCAGCAATCTCCGATAAGTTTTGAGCACCTGGTAATGTCTCAATTGGCATTGTTTGTGCTGGGTCTCTAACAGGTACAAAATAATCTTGATCCACTGCCATCTGATTAAAACGTAAATCAACATTTCCCGTTTTGTTATCAACTACTTGATCCCTCTTAAATTTATTTGCTACCCTTTGTACATATGGTTCAACATCTTTATCGTCCATATTACCGACAAATACTTTAAACACTCTTCTTTCGGGTGCCCTTGATGTTCTATAGATTAACATTGCATCCTCAGATAACATCAATTGTTTCCAAATACGTCTTGCTTTCTCCAACATTGATGTTCCGTATGGAAGTTTTCTATCGTCACCTAACAATCTAAAATGAGCAACCTCCCAAGAGTTAAATTCCATATCCTTTACCTTCCAATGGAATTTTAAACCTTTTGATTTTGGGTCCACCTCAGAATTTGTTGATCTTGCCAACATACCTCTTTCTAACCTCTCAATTTCAATATTAGGTAATTGCATACAACCAACAATTCCTTTTTCAGGGTCTAACTTAAGATAAACAAAATTATCACCATACTTACAGGTATTTCTTGTCCACATCGCAAGATTAGTATTTATGTCCAATACGTTATTAAACAAATCTGCCAAAATACCCTTTATACGTTTTGATTCAGAATAAATCTGAAGTATATACCCATCTTGATTTGGTGTTGTTGATTCTTCGGCATAAATGTCTAATGCTGTTGATATTTCAGGAGTAAACTCCATTGATTCGTAGTCGTAAAATGATGCTAATCTTGTTGGCTCATAATAAATCGCCTGTGTGTATAAGTTATTTTCAATTTTTGCCCATTGTCCCGATAAGTATAAAGTTTGTTGTGCTTGCAACTTCTCTGTCTCATACTCTTGCTTATTGGTGGTTTTTAATAATTCCTTCTTATCTAATTTATATGTTGGTAAATCTTGATTTAATAAAGAATTAGGTCCAAAAGCTTGGGATAATCTTTGCCATATTGTTAGATTATTTTGGTTTTGTTCCATAGTTATATTATAATTTTTTTTCTATAATTTTAATAACTTTATACTATAAGTATACATTAGTTGTTTGTATTACCTGATGTTGATTGATTATCTGGATTTTTTTGTCTTGTTTCATCAGGAACTGAACCTCTTTTGTTTGAAAACGTGACTTCAAACTTTTTCGCACTTAAAATAGGTTGACCCGGAACAATCAATGTTGAACCCCCAATTATGTTTCCCGATGTTTTTCTTTTTGCTAATCCCATAATCATAAATATTATTTAACACCAAATAACCAACCATATTGTTCATAATCTTTTCGACTAATTTCATTATTATTTAATCTTCTGTCAAAATTTGTATTTGGAATTACTGGATTGAAGTCTATGTCTTTTTTTATTGATGTGTTATCATTAACCGTCCAAGATTCCAACATCGCCTTGGTTTGTTGTGTCACTTTTTCTAAACTACTAAATGATGACTCTCCAACATATAATGCCATTGATATTGACATAATTAAATCATCGTGATGTCCTTTTTGGTGATCGGGTCTACCATTTATGTAGACAAATGTGTTCATTTCATTATATAAACGAGAACTATAAATTCTAAATTTATGTCTCATTCCTTCCTCAAAAGCCGCAATAATCTGAACACGTTTATTGTTAAAGTTAATACCCGGAATTTTATCCATCGTTTTTGGGTTATATTTCCAAGTGTTGTTTAAATCAACTCCGTCAACATACATATTCTTATACCCAAGTTCTTGTAATTTTCTTGATGTTGCAATACCCATACCACCCGTAATATCAACTACAATAAAGGCGGAATACATATTAGCCCATTTATAGGCAACTTCAGCAAGAACATCAGGTGGGATTTTTCCAATATATTCTAAAACTTGTTCTCTTTCATCAAAATCAATAATTTGTATAGTTGAGAAATCTTCACTGTCCCCACGAGACACATCAACACCCATTATATATTTGTGCCCAACAACTGGTTCCTTCCATATCCATAAAGAATTACCCATCATTTTATTGGCGGGTTCTTTAACCATATTTTCACGTATTGTTTGCATTAGTTTGGAATCAAATACGTTATCTCCAGATCCAAGGAAGTTACACTCCAACTCCTGAGAAACTTTTCGTTTGTCATACTTAAGTTTTTTAACCATCCCCTCAAACCAAACAGAACAAGCCTTATAACCCTTACTCATTATGTCCTTTAGCTCATCATAATCCCTATTTTCAAACGGGATACCTTCCCAGCTTAAAATTTGTTCTGTTGAATATTCTTCTTTATTTAGAAGATAGTGAATAATATCTTCAGTTTTAACAAGGTATAAATCTTTAGTGTATCTTGGATCTCTAAACCAAAACATTTCAGTAATTTTGAAGTCATTCATACTTCTACTTGCCTGATCGTATATTTCGTAATAAATTGGATCGTATCCATTTGGTGTGGATACAACTATCACCTTACCCCCTGTGGATAGTGATGCCATACAAGCCGCCCAAAAATCACTATCAGCCTCAATAAACGCCGCCTCATCAAATATTAATATTGTTGGTGTAAAACCACGAAGTGCATCCTTTGATGTTGCAACCGCTTTAACTTCACATCCGTTATTTAATTTATAATGTTTTTGTGAATTTTTTTCGGGTGCAAAATCAATACCCACCCATTTCGGCCATTGACTAACAAATCCACGTATCTTGTTTGCCATCTCCAATGACGTATCAAGTTTATTGGCAATAATCAATATTTTTTCTGGTTTAATTTTTTTGGCAAATGCTAATTTCTTTGATACCCAAGCGGCGGTTACCGTTGATACTCCTGCTTGCCTATATTTTAAGGCAATATTTTCATTGTAATTTTCATAATCATTTAACAATGAAACTTGATCAGGAAATAATTGTAATGGCACATATTGTGATACCGTATTATCGTAAGTTTGTAGATATGTTTTTAGTGCGTATGGAGTATCTTTCATACATTTTACATACTCCAACATTACTTGTTCTTTAGTTAAACTCATAAAACTATTTAACTATAAATATCAAACCCCCAGTTATTTTCATAAAAGGGGGTTTTAACTAATTTTATCTTAGGAAATTATAAACCTAATTGTGATAATAAATCATCTTCTTCGTCCTCATCTTCATCTTCTTGATTTCCCATATATCTTTGGTAATCTCTTTTTGCCTGAGATAATAATCTCTCAAATTCACGTTTAACTTTTTCATTATCGGACGGTACTTCTGAAATTACGTTAGACATAATATCTTTTAAAAATTTTTCAGCAGGAACACCATAAAGAAGTCTTTCAAAGAAAGGTAGATATTTTCTTCCTTCAGTATCAATAACTAATTCATCAGGTAATAGAGTTTTTAGTTTTCTAACTAATTCACCACCAACTCTAAATTGCATTGGTTCGTTAGAAAATACATCAGTTTGCCCCATAACATCTGTTGCCATTGATGGATCCATATCTCTCCATTGTTCTCTTGATGCAACAGAAGCAAAACCTTTAATTAATTCGTGTAATAATATTGGAAATATTAACCCATTTGCAACAATTGTATCCAATCCATCACCTTCACCACCTTCATCGTCATTATCACCACTTTCAACACCTGAAGACCCTGCCGCATTCCCACCTAACATTTCAATTAGTTGTTCATCGGTAAAGTACATTAAATCGTTTGCGGACATTATTTTATTATATAAAGAATATAATCTTGAGTCTATTTCATCCAATCTTTCTTTGAATGCTTGATAACTAAATTGTCCTCGTTTACCTCTACCTTGAATTAACGCGTTAATAACGTGACGTTTTTCTATCTCTAATTGTCTTTGTTCTTCCGGTGTTAATTCGTCAATGTCAAATGAAAAGTTTTTAGGTAATTCCAGTTTAGGTAATTTTCCTGATTCCATTTTAAATTTATTTGGATTGATTTTCTTCTCATTAAGAAATGCCTCAACATTAATAAACTCAAAACCATATTTTGTTCCTCCTCCTTGAATAGCATTTACGGTAATAACACCTTCCTCTTTCGCTTCTTCAATTGTTAGTGAGTATGGTAACCAACCCTCTTCTTTTGCCGCAATCTCAACAGCTAAATCTTTGAGTTCGCTCTTTTTGGAACTCTCTATCATCATTGCTTGTCTAACCGCACCCATTTGTTCTATTTGTATTGCACTTTTTACTTGTGGGTTAGTTAAATTTTGATTAGTACCATAATATCGTTTAACGTAATTAACAATTTCTTTAAATCTTGTTCCTGCCATTTTTTCAACATTCTCAGGACCTTTAAATGCTCTTGTTTTTGCGTATATACTTTCAGGGTCAGAAACTTTTCTTTCTGATCTTGGATCCATTCTTTCAGGATAATTCCCATAATCAATAGGGGCTTCTTTTACGATTTTCCTAATAAGTCTTTCTAATTCTCTATTTCCCATTTTTTTATGATAATGCTTGTTTAATCCATTTGATGAAGTCCTGTTTCATTTCTTCTTTATTTCCTCTTGGACTTTCCTTCACACCAGGATTTGGATTTTTGAAAGGGTTTCCTCTTCTTTTAGGTGGATTTTTTGTCCCAGGTTCTTTTTCCTTAGTCCTTTCCTTTTCTTTAGTATCATTTTCTTCCATAGAAGATTTTCCCATAGAGTACAATTTTCCGATTGGCTTATCCATTGTTTTCATTTCAATTCCAGATTCATCTGAAAACATACTCATTTTTTTTGGGTTTCTCAAAATCATTGAATCCTTTTTTTCGGACAAACGTTTTTTAGAGTTTGTTATGTTTGGATTAATGTGTTTACTTAACATCTCAAGAATGCTATTTTCCAATTCTCTTTCGTATTGACTTTCAGAAACTTTCTTTTTGTATTTAACAGTTTTTTCTGGATGTTTCTTTTTTGGCATTTTTTCATAGTCTTTTTTACTTGTACTATCAGAAAATTCTTTAGCCATTTTACACCATTTACAGTTTTTATCTGAACACTTATTACAACGAGCCCAAAACAAACCTTGTTGTGCCTTTGATTCAAATTTTTCTTTAATTTCAGTTGCTTTAACAACCCCAGTTGGTTCCACTTTTATATTCATATTACCTATGTCAGCACCGGTTGTTTTTGCCGTGTTTGACGGTATTGTATATG